TTTTCCGGAAGTCCACTCTAGCCAGTGCAGCGTGCCATCCGTGCGATACGTGGCCTGCTGTGATGCAGTGCCATTAACAGCGTTAAAACCGTTGCCGCTAGTGTCGTTGATCCGGGCCACCAAATCACCGTCGGTGGTGACGGGGATAGTGGCCGCTGTGTCTTTAAACAGGTTGTTAGGAGTGATCTCTAGCTTCACGCCGAGTCGGCCAGCGGGGAACAGGGAGTTGAGGTCAAATGACGCTGGCGTACCTCCCCCAACCGGAAGTGTAGACGTGACCCCTAGCCCAAAACCTATCATTAGTAATGGCCGATTAAGTCAGTGGCGGTGGTGCCGGTGGCGAGCACGCGGCGACAAACAACGCTTACCCAGCCACCTGCGGTAACCGGGTAGGTTACCGGGTCGCCACCACCCAAAGGCTCGACGGCCACATTACCCTCAGACCGGGACATGACCGTAATCCCCCCGGCGTAAGTCGTGGCGTCGCTTGGGGTAATGTTCTTGGCGTTGAGGGGGAATGAGCCGACACGCGACACAGTGGGGGCAGACATCATTGGCAGTCTCCTAAGAAGTCATCGCCGTGCGTTTATTAGCACTGCGAATAGTTTTAGATAGTTTATCACGCCAGGACGCCTTCTGCTCGGGCTTCTTGTCGCGCGTTGACGTAAACAGCGTCAATAGTTGACCAATCCACGCCATGCTATCGCAATTGTGGGTCAAGACGCCGTTGGCGTAGTAAACGTGCTCCTCCGCCACAGTTAGGTTATAGACCCATTCAACCCTGCCCGTCGGGACTACCCTTGCGCCGGTCGTGATAATCGCGGTTCCTGCATTTAACTGAGCACAAACCCCGTTTGGTGCGCTTGATCGGCTGGTAGCTATCTCCACACCTCTCGCACTTTCGGGGGTCGGGAGTCCCGAGTGCCTTGTATCTGCTCGGTCGCTTGTTGCGCCGCTCCCACGCCGTGTTTCCGCACCGCGGTGAGCAATATTGGGTTCGGTCGGGGAACGGGGTCGTAAACTCCGTCTTACATGCTTCGCAGTATTTTGGGTACCATTTCCGGCCTTCCCAAGCACGTTTGGCGTTTTCGCTGTGCCACCTTGGCATGGCTGCGCCTCTATAAGTATTTGGTCAAACCATTCTATACTATCCAGCCGAACGAATCCACGATTGTGCGTATAAACAGGGTGGTTGTCGCTGCCCTCCAAAACCCTACCATCGGGTAGCTCTAGGCGAAAAATCTCCTTGCGGCCGGTGCATCGGGCAGCCAACACTTCCCGAGGGCCGGCGGGGGTATCGACCATTTCGCCAGGGGCCAAACACTCGATAGGCGTGCTACCGGCCGGTGTGGACACCAGCGTGCCAGCCACGAGGCACTGGTCGTCGTGTGCGCCGTTGGGGAAGCGCAACATCTCCGCCACTAGCGACATAGTAACGTCACAGTGCTTGCGAAAATACACCTTCTTCTGCTGCATCCGGCCTTGGATTGGACGGCCGCGCGCCACTTTGTCCTGCTTCCCGGGGCGAAGCTCCTCGATGGGCATCATCATGCGCGTCTCGCGCAGCCGCTTCTCGAGCAGCGGCCCCATGGTCATTAGGATATGACCCCGCTCAATACCAACAATCTTACTGCCCCAGACGCGCTGAACTTCGATCATCTTCTCAATAATCTCAAGCGTGCCCCATCGACCGCGCTGCACATCCACCACATAGATATTGTCCTGGCGGTCAACGCCCACCGTGATACCTACCGTGAAATCGTTCTGCTCTTTCTGCCCGATCGCCAAATCCCAGGCAGTATAGAAGTTCATGTCCTCAAGCGGCGGCAAGTCCTGGGGCATGAACCACTGAAAGTCTTCCTTCTTAAAATAGTCCCCATCGTCGGCCACCGGGTTCTGCTGGTACAGCGCCGACCAGTCACGCGGGCCAACGGTGCGCTTAATACGCTCCAACGCGCTGATCGGGTAACGCTCGGGGTGAAGCGCCTCGCCCTGGCGGCGGAACAACTCGTCATGCTCGGCGATTGCTGGGTATTTGACCACTTTCCACTGGTCGCCCTCACCCAACGCCATCTGCTCAAGGAGGCGGCCGCCGAGATCCGAATCATGCCATCTTGTCATCATCACAATAACGCCGCCGCCGGGGGCAAGACGGGTATAGGCCGTCGATGTGTACCAGTCCCATATCGAGCGGCGGGTGCCTTCGCTCTCTGCGTCCTCACGGTTTTTGAGTGGGTCGTCGATGACAAGGACGTGTGCCCCCCTGCCCGTAATAGGACCCCCCACGCCGGCGGCTACATAACCACCAGCTTGTGTCGTACTCCACTGCTCTACCGACTGGCTATCCTTACTCAACGCTAGGTTGGGGAACACCGTTTGGAAACTAGCGTCGCGAAGAAGGCCACGCACCTTGCGGCTAAAGTCGTTAGCGAGCGACCCGGCATACGAGCAGGCGATGATCTCGTGCTTAGGGTTACGACCCAAGTGCCACGCGGGGAACACGCGGGACGCTAGCTCAGACTTCCCCGAGCGCGGCGGCATGTTAATAATCAGCCGGGGGCTTTCGCCTGCCGCCACCGCGTTACTAAACCACTCAAGGTGCTCGCAAATATCCTTGTGCACCCACCCGGGGATATAGTCAGGGTTGACGCGCATCACTAACGGCAGCAAGTGCTGGGCAGCCAACTGGCGGCGGGCCAACTCCTTGCGCGCCTCGTCCTGCTGGTCGAACACTTCTTTGTCGCGCTGCGCCTCGGCAGCGGCCCGCGCTTCGACCGCCTTACGCTCGTTTTCCTGCGCCTCACGATACATTTCCTGACGCTTGGCGCGCTGCTCCGCTAACCGTGCCGCACTGTCGTCAGCCTTGGGTGAATCAGTATCGGCGGTAGGGTCGCCAACATCTGAAACGTGGCAGTAAACACAAACGCCCTCTTTCAGCAGCGTGAGGGGTGTGTCCTTATCGCACTGCGAGCATTTGCGTGAATGCACCTTACGGTCTTTGCCGCTAGCCGTTTTACGCTTGGTCCTCGGCTCCTTGTAACTAGGCTTACTCGCCATCGTTGAATTCCTCGGCGTCGTACACCTCGCCAGGGCGCAGCGTATCCATCCCAATAGAAGCGTACTTCAACAACTGCTGGGTGCTAAGCCCCTCCAACTGCTTGGTGCTGTTGGGCAGCGCGCGTTCTTCGCCAGGGCCATCAAGCAAACCGTGAAGCTTGACCAGGGAATCCGTGGCCCGTGTCATTTCGGCGCTGGTACCTGCCGAGTGATACGCGTTCATGTACATAAGGTGCGCGTTTTCCATAGTGAACTTCACTCGGGGCAGCACCTTCTCGGAAAACTCACGCTCGTAATAACGCATGTGGAGTTGGACAGCCTCGTTGCGCTCAAACCGGGTGGCTGAGGCGGGGCCAACGCCCGCCTCTTTGGCTGCCGCCTGAACACCCATGCCGCCTACGCGGGCCGCTACAAAGTAACGCTGCTGGGCCGTAATACGGGGTAGATCGACGATACCGAGGTCGGCATCGTTCTCCATATTAGCAAGCTGGTGTTTGGACATTTCCTTGGGGTCAAACGGCATGGGGTGTACGCCAATGTTATAAGCAATGCGTATATTGTAAACCGCTAAGGGATGCGCGGCAAATGGTCAAGATTTTTTGAGAAAAATTTTAGAAAAAAGGTCGCGGGATATTGGTCAATAGTCGCGTGTGGGGGTGTGGAGTCCCTGCTGAGCGGGGGCACCCACCCGGATTCGGTTTCTGGTTCCTGCCGCTTCTGGTTTCTAGTTCTAGGAACCTTCTTTCGACCCCTCCCCAGGGGGGTATAGGAGCTACACCATGCGTATTGAGAGCAAAGCAACACTGGACGCTTACTTCGGCGTCGCAAATTACATCGGCCGGCTAGCAGATGAGGCCCGAGAGCGGGGCGATCATGCCTTCGCCAACCGTATGGATGAAATAACGGAGTTTCATGCAAATGTGTACGCGGGTTATGCCGCGTCTCCTTTGAACAATGGCGCGTAGTGAGCCAATCCGTATACCGCAAGAAGATGGTCACTGGCTGTTCTAGCAGCCAGTGACCTGCACTGTACAAACATAGGAAGCTTAACAATGCGTACTCAATTCAACATCAATCACGCTCTAATGACAACCATCACTGAGCCATCCGTGGCTCGTGGCTCAAGCGTCCGTTGGTTCGCACCACTCGCTACTGGGCAGATGGACACAGAGCAATGGCTCGCTTGGGTAGGTGAGCAGGAGGCGACACGCAAGGATGGCACGACCTACCCTGCCATCTACAGCATCATCGGCGCTGGGCCATACGCCGCCAGTGAGATGACACGCGCTATCTGGGCCGCTAGCAAGATCGGCAAGCTGCCCTTCACCAAGGCGGTGCATCAGGCTGAGGCGTTCCGCACGCTGGTCGACAGCGTCACCCACGCCTTCGGTGCCAAGCTCAACCGCGCCGTGCCAGAGGTGCCAGCCGCTTCGGTCAGCATTCGTACCCAGCAGCAGGACGCGGGCACGACACGCAACATGGCCGAGGAAATCGACGAAGCCATCGACGATATGCGCGAGCGCTATCAGGAGGGGCTGATCGACGACGCCACGTTCGAGGCCAATGTCTCGGCGCTACTCGCCATCGAAGAAGACGACCACTACGCCCGCGAGATGCAGGGCAACGCGGTCACGTCCAGCGACTCAGGGCGTCCGGCAGAGGATGAAGGGCGCATCACCACGGCGATCCACGCGGCGGCCGATATGTGGAACTACGCCGCCCATGAAATCCTGTTCAGCGAAGCATCGCTGGTCGAGGCAGTTCACACCTTCGACAAGGTTGATCTGCCCATCCACGACGGGGAATGGCAGGAATGGGTGCTCAACCGCCTCACCGAGAGTTGGGCCGTGCGGCTTGAGTACATCGACGATGACGGCCTCAAGGCGAAGGAGGAAAAGAAAACCGCCTACCGCGCCGCTGTCGCCGAGGGTGGCATCCTCGCCAACCCGCTCAAGGCGCGCTGGGCCGTGAACCACGTCACGCGTCGCATCTGGCGCGACATGCAAGCCCTCAAGGATCGCATCGCAGGGTATGAGGATCGCGTCGCTCGCACGGGCGAGGCAATGGCGGTCGAGGAACGCTACAACAAGCCCGCGCGCATGACACGCATCATCGGCGAGACGCCCACGCACATGAACGAGGACGGTACACCTCGCCAACACTACCTCGTCTGGGAAGTGATCGACGAGCAGGACTTCGCGCCCAATGTTGAGTACCACGATGGTCGCAGCGTGAAGCGTCTGAGCCAGGGCGAGTACGACATCCTGACCTTCGAAAACATCAAGACCCATGCCGAGGCACGCCTCGCACTCATGGAACGGATGTACGAGAAGGCACGCAAGGTCGATCAGGCACTCGCGCCGGTATGGCAGGAGATGTTCGACCCGGAAAGCGGGATGCCCGAGCTACCGCCGATCTACTGGAACCAGCGCGGCTTCTATATCACCGAGGACGACGCCGTGGTCGCTTATCGCCAGGAGCAGGACGCACGCCGTGCCGAGCAGCAAGCCAAGACGCTCGAAGGCATCAGCGGCATCCTGAAACAAATGCTCGGAGCCCAAGGCTTCAACGCTTAACACCCACCCACGGAGGGGCTTCGGCCCCTCCCCTATCCATACAGGAGACTCACCATGAACATGATGGAACGTCTGGCCGCGCAACGCACCAAGATCAACGCCATGAAAGAGCAACTGGCCGATGCGCCAATCACCGAAGTGCCCACCGGCTGGGTGCTGCTCGGCGAGCGTGACGGTAAGCCCCATTACCGCACCACGCCGGGTGTAGCGGTGCCACGCAAGAATGCAGTCCTCGAACTGCTCAAGGGTTTACCGCGAGAGAGCGCCCGGCATAGTGCCGCTGGCACCTGCCCGCATTGCAAGGGGTCAGGGCGCTATAGCGCGCACCGTGGGCACTTCCACAACGAGAAGTGCTTCAGGTGTAACGGGAAGGGCGTGCTCAACAGCAAGGATCTGGCGTATCTCCGCCGCAGGGAGGCAGCCGACGAGCCTGTTTGCCGGGTAGCAACGGCGTAGTCGTGCCAGATCGACTAAACCCTAACGT